ACAAATGCTATAAATTTATTATTGTAAGTACTTGAGCTTCCGCGACCTGTTACTAACCTGCCTAGAGATAAATCTTGACGCCCTCCTTCATTTATTTTGTCTACGTGTTCTTTAATGTCGTATAGTTTAGCACGTAGGTTAGACCTGTTATAATCTTCTCCTACATATGAATCGCTATCCCCTGCCTCTCTAAACATAAGGTCTTCTTCTTCAATATCTATAATCTTCCTATCTAAGTCAGAAACACCTACAGGTTTTTCAACTTTTCGAGAGGTTGCTGCATAATAATCTCTACCGTCTCTATAGCCATTCATTATTTCCTTAATTCTTTTTTCACTATAGCCTTTTTTAGTTAATTTTTGGTAATACTTTTGAGATTTTAAACTATTAAGCCAGTCGTCTATCTGTTCATTAAGCTTACTAGAGCTTACATAATTAGTACTATCGTCTTGCTGTAGATAATTAATATTTCCTAAGCCCATACTTTCTATAGCTTTTTCTCTACGCTCTTTTATTTTTTTATCAGCATCTCCGACATAATCTCTCTGCTCTACAGGAACCTCGACACTACCATCATCGGTATCCATAACATCTCTCTCTGATAAATTAGCTTGCTTGACCTTATCCATAACATCTTTTTCTGCGGTCGTTTCCTCAAATCTAGGGTCTGGTTTAAAATATCTTTCATCTTTTTCGTCAACTTTACCGCCCTCTTGATATTTCTCTGTATCACCACCTTTATTATACATAGCGCCGGGCGTAGGTTTTCTTAGTTGATTATCTCTCATAACCTCCTGTTCTTCACCCTTAGGCTTTATAACCCCACCTGTATCATATACAATTTTATAATGCTCTTCTTTTACATTTCCAGCCATTTTATCTCCTATCTGCCCATTCCCGGACAGTCTTTACCTGCATAACCCCCTCTTCTGTACACCCCTGAATCAGAGGCGTGCTTAACACGTTTTTTGCGTTTTTTTACGGGGTCTTTAGCTATATTCATACCTTTCCTAGCTTTAGGTAGGGGTTTTAGTTTTGCCACAGACGATGGGTCATTATTTATAGCCTGTAGCTGTGATTTAAATTTTTTAGCCGACTCTTTATTGACGATAAACTCTCCGCCTTCAACTTCTATCATTCGACCTTGTCTCCTTACTTTAGCTTTGACGCCTCCACGTTCATGAGAGGCGCCTTGAACTTTACCTGAAAAAGCTTTGGACATTTACGGTTTTCCGCCTTTTCCGCCGCCACCCATAGCTGGCTTTCCACCTTTAGATGGAGGTGTTGGTTTTCCTTTTCCGCCTTTAGCTACTTTTTTAATTAGCTTGCCTTTAGCTTTAGTTGCTCCAATTACTGCTTTTGAGCTCTGGTTTCCACGAGCAATAGTTTTCATAAGTGATATTGCGTCGCTGTAAAACTCTTTACTGTCTGCCATTACGATTTCTCCTTTCTATTTTTTGAAGTTTTGCCCTCTACAAAATCTGGTAAATCTTTAGGGTCTAAGTCTGCTATTCCTGTGATTGGATACTCTCTGTCTTTACTGTTATCAGCGTGGAAAAAATCTCCGTTAGCATTGGTTCCAATCCAATTATCGGTTAATTTACCACCTTTTTTTCTTTTTTTCTTAAACAATTTTCCAAGTCCCCCTATTTTTTTGGTTTCTAGCAGTCATCATGTCCATCGCATAGTTATATTGTGACGATGGGTCAGATGAATCTGCAAAATTAATGAAGTACCTTAAAGCGTCCATTGCATGGTCGTCTTTCTTTTTAGGTGCCTCAGGTGCGTTTTTACTTCCTTCTAAATTGTATCCTTGCCATGTGTAGTCCTGTATCTCCTCTATAAAAGGCTCATTGTTCTCCATGTCGAATACAAATAATTTTGGCTTGCCGGAAATCGGGTCGAGTTTTATATACCGGCTAACTCTATCTATTCCGGCGACTACATCGTTATTTGCACTTTCCCAAAAGATTCCACAATCTTCGTACTGTCCAGCTATTGTCATGTCTGATGCTAACCCTCCTCTTTGGTGGAATATAGAAGGGTCGGCTAGCCATCTAGATATGGTGTCATTACCGACTATTTGCCAAATCTTTTCAGCGTGATAGTCAATCCATTGGTCGGATTCGTAGTGCATATTATATAGGTATGCATTTCCCTTATCATCAACTGCGAAAAATAATACTGCCGTAGGATTTCTATGTCCGTGGTCGAGAACTACGTACTTATTCCACCACTTAGGAATAGGAAACGGTTTTATAACATGGGTTGTTTCGTCAAATTCACTCCATATAAGACCTTCGTAATTGTCCCAAGAACCATAAACGAATCTCTTGACCCATCTTTCGGGCTGTGATAGACGGTCAGCAATGTAGTCCCACGGCAGATTTGGGTTGTCGCAATGCAACGGGGTTACTTCTTTTTGTGAGGTAGGAGGAGGTGTACCTTCACGCCAAATTTTACCTTCGACACAATTATAGTCCTTGCGTCCACCGTTCTTTATCCACCTTCTCCAAACCCAGCTATGCCCGTTTGGATTGGCGGTAGCGAAACTTCTACGAGAAGCATTCTTTCTTCTGAGCTGACCAATACAAGCTATCCATACATTCTCGGATATCTCCTCTATCTGGTCAACCATTACAGCGCCTATATTCATAGACTTTACTTTCTGCATAGCTTCTCTGCTCTCATCGAGCTGCATATAAAATAGTTTACTGTCATTTAAAAATGTAATCGATTGCTCACTGCGGTCATGCCTTTTAATAATAGCAGGGTCAATCAAGTCAAAGAAAGATACCAATGTCGATTTTTTAAGTGCCATTAATGTCTTCCTACCTATAATAACAACGTTTCTCGGGAAGCTCATGCACTCAATCGCAGCTTGCAATACTAACCAGTCAGTCTTTCCCCAACCAAGAGAACCTGCTGCTAATATATGCTTCTCTGTCGTATCGAACAATGTCTTCTGGCTAATCAGAGCATCCGATGGTTTTCCGTCAGCGTCTTTGAATCCGAGATATACGTCCATTACTTCATATTCTTAGTTTTCTTTTCTAACTTCATAATTCTATCTGATTGACTTTTACTTCTCATTTCAAGGTCAGCAACCTTTAAATCGAGCTCATTTGGCTTTTCGACATAGTCGAGTACCTTGTCGAGCTTAAACTTGCTTAAAACAACCTTTAATATAGTATTAGTTAACATCTTAGTAATCATTAGATACCTCCTTTGGTATGATAAATATGATATTCAAATATAGAGCCCAAAAAAAATGAGGTCGCTGTATATAGGGAGGTGGCTAGCGCGAGGTGGCTTACCCCCCCTGCAACGCTCCCTTCGCGTAGGAGGTCGTTAGCACGGTCTCTACGCGTAGTTGACTGCGCTGTCCTCTTATGCGTAAGGGTCGATTCCATTCTCTATACGCGTCCCACGATTTCGTCGATGGCTCCTTTCTTCTCTCTTCGCGTGGGAGGGCTAACCTCTTCCTTCGCGTACGAGCTGACACCGCTTCCGAAATTTATATTGATGTCGACGTTAGCACCGTTCGCGCGCTTGTCCGCGTAGCGGTCTCTGTTCAGTGATTTCATTCTAAATATCCTCTCGGTGACGTTCTGTTTCAGCATCGCGTTTCGCGTGCTCACGCGTTCGAGCTCCATTAATTCGACCTCATCGGTGATTTTCCTAGCCAACGCGTAGGCTGACTTGAAATGTTTATCTACGCGTAAGGCGATTGCTACGTCTGCCTTGCTTACTCCGACGAGCTCGCAAGCTTTGCTGATTGATACATTCCCTTCGGCAATGAAGGTTTCGATGAGTTTTTGATATTGAGGTTCCAGCTTACGCGTAAGAGCCTCGATTCCTTTTTGGCTGTTTTGTGTCGGTAACAAATTTACAGAATTCGACTCTAAAGCCGACGGTTTAGTAGTTTTTTTGGATTTTTTTTCCAATTTCATGCTAAAATCTACCATTAGTGACGGCAATGATGCAACAAAATTATGAGTTAGCACGGTGCTAATAGTGACGGGATTAACTAAATTTTCAAAAAGTCCTCTGATTTTGGTAAAATTTCCGATACATTAGGCAAGCTATACCGACGGCATAGGAAAGTTAATGAAAAATAATCCTTGCAGAATATGATATTTATGATTAATTTAATTTCAGTGACCGACGGGACACCGACAACAACAAAACAACCCGACGAGACGTCGTCGAAAATGGAGTAAAAAATGAAAAATCAAGTTAACAATTCAACCCTACGCGTAGACAACAACAACAACATCGAGCCTTGCACCGAAGGGGCGCTCAAATGCACGCTTATGAGCGCGCAAATGGACGCGAAGGTGCTTCTTCGCGAAGGCAAATTCGAGCCAAAATGGACATCAATCATCGACGAGAATGGCGAACACACGCTCGAGTGCGCACTTGTGCCCGTGTATGTGGGCGACGACGAGCAATTCGACGGGCTAGACTTTCCGTTCCTCGTGGAAATCGTCGAGAGTTCCTTCGGTGACACCTTCGCGAGTGATGAGCTCGACGAGATTGCCCTTCGCACATATGAGGCGCAGACACGCTTGCAAGAGTGCGCGTTCCGAGGCATCGAACTGATTGACGGGAATATCGAGTTCATAGCTTGCCAAATCTAGGCAACGCGTAACACGTACACAGCGCGCTTGCACACGGCGGGCGCGCGTTCACAAAACCCCGATTTTATCGTCGGGGAAAGGGGTAAATTATGAAAAAATGGAGACACTGGTCTGATTCTAAAAATTTCTTTAACGCTCGTCTATGCGCATATCTGTACGCAAAGACACGCGAAGAGGAACTCAACGGCGGAAAGCCTTGCAACGCGTTAGACCGAGCAATTATGTACTGGCTACGCGAATGGTGTGACATCGACGCTGTACGGTGGTACTATGGGGTTTAGTACGCGTAAATGAGCAGAAAAAAACAATACAACGCGTAGACGTGGTGTCTTCGCGCAAATCAAAACGACGTTTTACATATAATACTCTGAGTATTTATGAAGAGTATTATATATAAAGCAAAACATCGCCAAACGGCGGAAAGGAAAGCAAAATGAAACCTACAATGGAAAGTAGCGTAAATGAAATGCGACGTTATTTGTCTCGGCAAATAGCCAACCAAACAATACCAACGACGGGGACACATCCAAGCGCCCCGAGCAAAGTTATCCGAATGGCTACCAAAGATAAACTTTGGGGCTGGATAAGCAACCACCGAATCGATTGGGCAAATTACGACTCCGACGGTGTAGTATTGTCCGAAGACTCAAGCTCTAACGAGCAAAGCAGTTCTAGTAGTGACGAGGCTAGTGGAGAAAGCTCAACTAGCGAAGCTACAGAAGCTACAGAAGCTAGCGACAATGCTAACTCTGAAGAGTTAACCGAGGCTGTGCCTTTACCCGAAAAGCTGGACGGTATCAAGGGACTACCTTCGATGTCTTCACAAGGGGGTGACTGCAAATACATAACGACCAGTGGAGCAGTAGGTCTCGACGTACTACAGCAAGACTCGGGAACGGTCGCCTTATGTGATGACATAAGCACAACTCAGCACACAGTCAACGCCATTATCGACAGCAATGCTAATTTTAACAAGCTAGTCAAGAGGCAAGTGCTTAAAACCAATAGACGAGTTAACGAGCTTGCAAAGCAAGTAGACGACCTCGACGGTACTGGTAGCGTTAGCATCAAGATTAATGACGTCGAGATTAAGACTAATAGTGACGAGCATTATCACCCTAAGTTCGAGACGATAGCCAATTATCTCCGATGGGATAAACAAGTTATGCTTGTCGGTAGAGCTGGTACGGGTAAAACAACTATAGCACATCAGCTTGCTGATGCTTTCGGTGTTAAATTTGCTCACCTTAGCTGTTCAGCTGGAATGAGTGAAGCGCACTTGCTCGGTCGTATGTTGTTCGACGGTGAATATGTCATGGCAGATTTCGTCGATATCTATGAGAATGGAGGTGTGTTCCTCTTCGATGAGTTCGATGCTATGGACGGCAATACCGCAGTGGTAATTAACTCGGCATTAGCAAATGGTAAAATGAGCGTACCTAATAGAAAAGATAACCCGACAGCTTATAGGCACAAAGACTGCTACATTATTACCGCCTCTAATACTTGGGGCACTGGCTTCGGTGATGGCATTTATGCTGGACGTAATAAACTTGACGGGGCTACACTTGACCGATTCTGTGCATCAAGGGTACACTTTGACTATGATACAAAGCTAGAGCGTAAGCTAGCACCGAATAAGGACGTAGCTAAGGCGCTTTGGAAACTACGTAAAATGGTCGAAAAGTACAAGTTGCAACGTATAGTGTCGACAAGACTATTCTTTACTGCTAACGTTCACACCAAAGGTGGCGAGTCAATCAAGGACTTTTTCAATACCGTTACTATTGATTGGACGGATGAAGAAAAAGCCAAGGTTGATATCGACGGTATCATTACATTAGCACAAGGGGGTAGCAATGAGTCATAAACCATACATTCATGACAGTGTCGACGTCAGAGTCGTACATAAGAATGACGGCAAAAAATGTGACCCTCGAATGCTCATGTTACGAGAGTGGACTAACATATCTGAAATCATAGATTTCGTTGATAATTGCCCTCTTGATGCCTTCGGCAGAGATGACAATCATGAGAAAGGCTACGCCACCGATGTCGATGCTAACGTTAATAAAGGCTGGCGCTACGGTAATTTCAGAACGTTAAAGCGTACTCGTAAAGCGTTAGAGCAAGGTCGATGCTCAAATTTAGTCAAAGACTATATCGAAGAGTATAGAAAAAAGCTAAAAGCCGACGGTCTTTATGACACTCCCGACGAGCTAAAAGATAGCGTTAAACGTCGACGAGTTTGGAGCGAAGAAGGTGCGGAACTTGACATAGACGCCGTCATGAGCGGTGACCCTAATTACTGGGTCAAGACAGTACGTAACGGCAAAATGCGAATAGTACGACTAGTCGTAAACTGGTCATTCAGTGGCGGTAATAGCTCATCTGAATCATCAAAACTGTTAGCACTGTGTTACTGTGTAGCAGAAGTATTAGAGCGACTCGGGTACGGTGTTGAAATATACGGCGCTCAGTACTGCTGGGCACCGCATACTTTTCAAGCTGACGGTGACAAGCATGAGCAAGGCAGTATTGTACCGTTAAAAACAGTACAACAACCGCTTGACCTACAAAGAATAGGTAGCGCATCGATTACGGGACTATTTAGGTATTTCGGTTTCGTTATGGATAACGAGCTATTCGGTAATTTCAACGGTAGATGTGTATCACCGTCTAAAGAATGGTTAGCATATATAGGTACTGACGTTTTAATAGATACATCATGGTCTCGAGGCAACCAAACAACTAAAGTTAAAAAAATAATCGATAGATTAAAAGGAGCGTAAGAATGAAAAAAGCAGAGTTTAAAACATGGTCACTGATTGTAGCATATGCTAAAGACAGCGACATACCATTAATGACAGATAGTAACGTAGTTAGCATTGACATTCATGGTTCACTCACTCAAATAGTGAACGCCATTAACGGTAGCATGGCTAATTACATAGGGCTTGAGCCTATACCTAAGCAGTCGTTACGTAAGGGGATTGCTGAGTGCATGGATAATAATTCATCATATTACCTTAATGTAGAGCATGGAGGTAATATGTTGAGCTTCAGAGTTGACAAGCATTTACTCGAGGCTGGAATAACAATAAACACATCGTCTATTGACGAAAAGGAATCAAAATGAACAATAAAAAAGCGCAATTATTAAAAGATACTTTAATTAAACAAGCAAAGAAAAACATTGACGACCCCGACACACTGAATCACTATCTTGAAAAGATAGAGCAGATGACTGACACGGGAATCACTAACTTAGCTATTCGTAGAATGCAAGATGATGTTAAACATATAGATAGCATATTTAAGGCTATGGAACCTTTGTTTAACTTAGTGACGTCAATACTACAAGTCATGGAAGAGTCATCGCCTAGGTTATTCAAGAAAGCTATTAACGATTTAACTGACGGCGTAAAGTTCACAATAGGTGGTAGGCATACCTTGAGCGAAGAAGACTCTATGAGTGACGTCTTAAAGTGCATATTTAATGATGCATTTTACAGCATGATGAAAGAAGCTCGTACTAGCGTTGGTATGTTAGAGAACGGAATAGACACGATTGATATGCTAACTAATGTTACTGACGAGGAATACGAAAGGTTGACCAAAAAAATAGCTAAGGAAAAGTTTCCAGAGGATATTAAAGAAGAGGTTGACAAGGCTACTGAGCGTATCAGAAAGTCTAAAAAGAAAGGGGGTGTCAGTGCAGAAGCGTAAAACTAAAACACCCGAAATTCAGATAAAAGAACAAGCGTGCGAATTTGCCTCCTCTACGAGGGGGCAGTTCATCATTGGTAAGGCGTTAGCAGTGGCTGTTGAGACTTTGTCTAAGCTACCATCTGAGAGAAGACCCTCCAGTGATATTGACGATATGAAATACTTAATAGACCACCTATTCCAAATGGGCGCAGTTTGTCATGCCCTAGAGAATGGGGAAGGAGCAAAATCATAATGAAACACATCAAAGATGAGATTAAAAAAGTAATGGGTAATATAACCGTAGAAGGAATGTTAGCATCATTCGAGGACTGGAAAGCGTACAAAGACGTACAGAATAGCGGTTCTTTTAATATGCTATCACCAATGGCTATGGAGCTGAGCGGGTTAGAAGAAGAGGTTTATTTCGATATAATCGAAAACTATGATGAATACGAAAAGCTCTACGGTGAAGGGTTATTTGACTAATAAAGCAACGGTAGTAATTATATGTAGTTATGCAGTTTATAGCTACATATAATTATTACATAGGAGAACTTATGCAAACATTTTTACCGCTTGAATCAATACCGTTATCGATGACAGCTTTAGATGACAAGCGCTTAGGCAAACAGCGCGTAGAAGCATTACAAATCATCAAAGCATTAACACTCGACGATTACGGCTGGAAGAATCACCCATGTGTTAAAATGTGGGACGGTCATTTAGACTGGCTTAAATACTACATGAAATGCGCTATTAAAGAGTGGATTCGTAGAGGATTTAAAAACACTATGATTATTGACGAGGATTATAACCTTACAGAAGACAACAAACCTAATTGGCTAGGGGACGATAGAGTACACGGTTCTCACCGTGCTAACCTTATCAGAAAAGACCCTAAATATTATAGCAAACATAAATGGACTGATGACCCGTCTACGCCTTATTACTGGGCGGGCTTTGGCAAAGGAGAAAAATGAGATATAAAATATACATAACAAACGGCGGTAATATGGGTCTTACAATTAAAGACACGTCGTTGACCAATATAATGTTCGACTCGTTAGCAGAGGCGAAGACATACTGCTTAGATAGGTGGGTTAACAACAAAATTAGCATGAATAACATCACTGGTGAGTATAGGTATAAAAATAAAAAATACCCTTCATACGAGGATTATGTCATGAGCATGACGCTAGTAGAGTTAGCAGAAAATGTTGACTTTAATGGTGAGCTGAGAGATATAGAGCTAACAAAAGTTTCTCTTAAAGAAAAACTTAGGATACTAGATATAAAAGCTGACCAGTGGAAAATGTTAGCATGGGATTTTGACAAGGAGGTAGAGAGTGATTGATTATATAATTGCATATATGATAACAATAATATTGTTAGCATTCTCAATGCTAGTAATAACAACACATTTTTATTTTAAAAATAAACAACTAAACAAACAACTTGACTTTCTAGAGGACGAGATAGAGAGCACTCTTGAAGAAGAGAAAAGTAAGAGGAAGCCTAATTGGTTTTCTGAGCAAGATGCTCTTAGCCAAGGTTGGATTGAAGCCCTACAGTACTCACTGAGACAAGTAAGATTTGTTAGACTGCTAAAATTAAAGGAGATTAACAATGTCAACAAAAAATCATAATCCAATAACACATACATATTATTACTTGCGAGTCAATCGATTCTTATGGACTCGATTCAAGTCAGCTTGCGCAAAGCGTAACGAAACTATGAGAGACATTATTGTCAAGCTTATTAAAGCTTGGACAGAAAAGAACGAAATGTAAAATATCTCTATGATTAGCATCGGAAACGAGCCTACTTGTTAAAGACGGGAATAAAAGCGCCCGCAGATTCATTCGAGAATCTTAACCAAGTGAAACCGCTTATAATGTAGGAACAACTCAAAGTACGGTGCTAATCATTAATGATTATCCACTTACTCAGTCCGTCCTTCACATCATTCACAGAACACGCCACAAAAGAAATCGCATTATGTCTTCTCTTCTCTGCTAACCACTCTTCTTGTATGCGCGTAGCTTTCTTTCCTTCACGCTTCACCTCAATCGCTATGTACGTACCATCGGGTGCGCACGCGACTATGTCACTCATGCCTCTACGCCCGTAAGTTCCAATCGTAATTACATCAGCAGAAAATCCATGCTCTTTTAAGAATTTCATAATCTGATTCTGTATTTGTTTTTCTGTTAATTTTTTCTTTGTTTTCTTTATTTCCACGCGTTACCCTCTGTTACCCTTTTGTTACCCCTAATTCTCTTCGATGTAACCTTGTAACCCTATTTTTAGCGCTCAAAACAAATAGAACAACGTCTCTATATATGCAGTAAAAAAAGGTTACAGAGGTTACAGAGGTTACAACCGAAGGTACCGCAAAGGTTACATTTAGGTTACAACCTCTTAATTTTAGGTTACATTTACTCTTCATACATCTTTTTCGCTACTAATTTTGGAATATCAAAGACTCTTGCTTTACGAGTTACATCTTGTAGTCGCACTGCTTTATAGCCAATATAATAATCCATTTTGCTAACTTGTTTAACAAATTCACTATGTGAAATTATCTCACCTTCAAAGCTAGTCTCCCTCGCCCACTTTTTAAACTTCGGGTAAATTGTTGGAGTATGAAGATATAACTGAGTCTGTTCTAAGTTAGTGTCAATTACATCAGATTCCAATATCCCCGATTGCCTCATGACAAGCATTGCTTCCAATATATTGTCGACAGCAGAGCGAGTCTCTCCTAAGATTGTCTGAGCTTCTAGCTGTGTATTCATAACAACTTCTTTCTCAGATTCTAATTTCAGGGGAATACCGTTAGCATCGTAAAACTTCTCTAACAGGGTTAACCCTGTATTTATCATCGCTATGTTATGGCGAACCCTTCCATTGCCTTTAATATTATCTTTAAAGATTTGGAAAAGCTCCTCGTCTGACAGCGTTAAAGTCCAGTTTAAAATAGCATTACCAAGCTTGCTAATCGGCAACTTAGATAGTTTTATAAAGTTATCTAAGTATTGGTGCGCATCTAATTTATTAACAAATACGTCTGCGCTACGCTCTCGTAATGCGGGCTCATCAAACCCCATCTCACCTATAACAACTGCGGGTGCGTATATTTTAAACTCTCTCGTGCTAAGGTCTTTCGTTCCTCTCATAGAACTCTCATTATCATATAAACCGCGAATCATCTTACTAATCATCTTAATTTTACTGTTGTCGAACAGTGCTGGTTTATACTCGTCGTAAATGAGCGGGAACATATTTGTCGAAGAACCTAACGCTGTGAACGCAAAGTTAGTTATATCGTCAACCCTTAGCATAGGAGATATGTCTCCGAAGAAAGGTTGAATAAAATGTCGGGCGGTTTCGGACTTACCGCTCCCAGCTTGTCCGTGTATCATTAGCACGGGGAATCTCACAGAGTGTGATTCATATAATCTTTGCTTAACAAAGATACTGATACACCACCCGACAATAGTTGCACAAACAGATATGTCATTGAATTGAAATATGTACCTGATAAAGTTTTTTAGCTCGTCCGCAGCGATGCTAACTTCAGGTGAAAAAGTCAACTCTTTCTTGACGGCAGGGTTGAAATATATAAAGTCTTCCCTTTGAGAATTTTTGTCCCAACTCATCAACTGTGTTAGCACAATCCAATTTTTACTTAGTGGGTCTTTTACCATACCAACACTACTACAACCCTGTACCGAAGGTAACTTTGGATAGTGTTGATTTATATAGTCTAATACTCTCATTAAATCGTTCTCAGAACCGTACCACAATAGCTTATGATACAGGGACATAATCTTGCGTTTAAACGCGGGCAGAGAAGATACGTCACCTGCATCAAAGCTAACGGACTTAATCATTTTATCGGGAGTAATTAAGTCCCATACTCTACTAATTTGGTCTTCTATGCGAACAACCCTCACAGGTTCAACAGTAAAAGTAGACAGCTCTTTATCTACTTTAGCACCTTCAATCCAATATCTACCCCTAGATTCGTAAACAGGTGTGCTAACCGAATTAGTTTTTATCCCTGCAACAGCAGGGGATTTATAAGGAACTTTCACATCGTCCTTAAAATCTGTGTTCTTCTGAATCCAATTATAAGTAATTGGCTTCATTCCTTCACAGGACAGTATCTTTTGCTGAGTTAGCTTCCTATCGTACCGCCGGCTGTCAAGCGATGAGATATTATGGATTGCTTTGATTCCCTCGTCTCCGAAAGGTAGAAGGTTCGTTATGAGAGAAATCCAAGCGTTGTAATCAACTAAAGAGGGATTGTTCTTACACCATGAGATGAAAGGGTCATTGAGAACGTTAATTAACCCATCGGGAGCGTAGGTATACTCAATAGTATCTTGCTCGTATACAGCAGAGCTTTCAACTTCATTAAGTAAGTCCCACTTGTCCAAGAGAGTGTTTATGATTTCGGGTGTCAGCTTAACGACCTCGTCTAAAAATATCTCTATGTCAGAGACATCTTTAAATTTATAACCCTTTTCATCTATGAAGTGAGTCCCTTTGTCTATAAACATCGCACTGAAAGGCATATGGATTAAGTTTCCAAATCCTTTCGATGTTTCAAACAACCTATCCTGCGAAGGAAAAAATCTATCCATTGAGGAGAGCTTGTCAGCTCTACAAGCTAACAAGAATCCCCCCATTAGCCTCCTTGCCTTCCATGATTCAATTTCTTCTGAGAAGAAAAACCATATATGCATTCCATTTCCAGACTTAGATACTTCTGCGTAGAAATGTATATTTAGCTCATCTGCTAACATATGCATGGCATTTAAAGCTTCTGTAGCCTCTTCTTTCTCTGACTCAGAATGAAAATCAAAGTCAGCAGATATCCATTTAGTTTTATTTCCTTCTAATAACGGATAAATTCCTATACCATAAAACTTCTTATCCGTTACGTGCTTCTTAATTAATTCTTGTGTTATTTTCTTCTTTACGGACTTGTAAGCGTAGCGCTTTGTCCTTTTATCGTAGAAACATTCCGCGTACACATCATTACGTGCATGGAATAGCTCCATTAATTTTTTGTATGTTTTCATTATTTCTCCCCGTGCAAGGTGTTGTGCGGGGGCTTTCACCCCCGCTTATTTAACTAACTAAATATCTCGTCAACTTCTTTCTTTTTTGACCCGATATCTTTTCCGAACTCGTTATCTTTTTCCATCTCAGGACTGCTAACGAACTCTCTTGATGATTCCCATAACTGCGCAGCCGTGCTAACATCAGCTTCTGACGCAGATGCTTTTGGCTGAGCTTTAGCTTGAATCACGTGGTATTTATTACCACTCTTCTCTTCAAGAGCAGAAGATATTTTAAAATAACTTCTCCATGAAGGTCTGATATACATAAGGTTAGCATTCAGATTCTTAGCGAACTTAGCTGAAGCACCTTTAAATGTTATCATAGCAGGCATTATAGAGTCTTTAATTAAGACTAGATAATGGTAGCTTTTAACTGCGTGAGAGCCATCTTCTTTCCATGCGAACTCTTTAGGATTAATCAAAGAGCCGTCTTCCCAATGTTTACCATCTCTGCTAAACTTCTTGACTTCTCTTCTGCCCGATTCACCTGCTTCGCCGAATACACGCGCAGTTGTGTAGTACGAAATAATAACGCATTCAAAGCTGTTACCGTATATTTCACCAGTTACGGGATTTACAAAATCCCCAGCCTTTACGTTTTCGCCCTCAAATTCAGACATATCTGATATCTTTTGCCATAGTACAATACTAGGTATTCTAACATCTGATTTGTCTATATCCATTGCATAACCCTCTGGTATTGCTATGCTACTATTTTGCTTTGTTATTTTATCACTCATTGTTTATCCTTTTTTTCTTATTGTTAACTTTTCAAAACTATCAAATTCAGCACTCTTTGGCATAGGCAGTTGTCCTTCCATAACCATTCTGTGAATCTCTTGTACTCCACCTAAATTAAGTTGGCGCCTTAGCACGAACTCAACATCGTTTCTAGTACAGAACTTTTGGAATGCTTGATAGTCACTTACTTTCATTGTGACAACTCTTTCTTTCCAACACGTACCCGCTCCGTCTACGCTAACTATTTCCGACTTTTCTTCGTCTTCCGCGATAGAGAGGTCTTTCGTGATTTCTTCGTTGACCCTTTTGAGCTCGTCTTTGAACGGCTTCGAGAGGGCTTCTTTTTGGTCGATTTCGTCTTTGATTTCGCGCCAGTAGATGATTTTTTCTTTGAGCGTGAGCTCTTCTGTGTCTTTGAACTGCATTTTTTCGTCTCCTTCTTCGTTTCTTTTTTTTCTGTCCCCCATATTAAATCCATGAGGTCTTGTAATATGTCTTGTACGCTTTTACTCATTGTTGTCTTCTCCTTTGTAAAACTCTACATAGGCATTACAATTAGGGCAAGTGAAGTTAGAAACTATACCTTCTCCTTCTAATCCATAGTCTTCATAAGTATGGTCTCCACCCCATATTAGCACCGTCTTACAATGCCAACAATTCATGGTAAATAGAACCTTTGCTGGTTAACGAATGTTGGGTTTTTATTGCCGTCAAAACTATCTACCATTTACTTATCACCTTTGATATCTTCTATCATTGAATAGACCATATCATTTAGTCCTTGTTTTTTCATAACGGCTTTATAAACTCTAAAGTCCACGCTTTTATCAGCACACAAAAATGTGTAATTGCACGTTTTAGATTGCCCAATCCTATGAATCCTTTCTTGGGATTGATATAAATCATCAAGAGAATAAGACAAAGAGTAGTATATAACGTTAGAACAGTTAGTGAAAGTAAGACCATACTTAGCACTCTGAACGTTAGCAAACAAAATACGCGCATCACCGCTTTTAAATCTTTCAATAGCTTCTTGTTGCGAGGTAACTGATTGTCCTCCGTGTATAAATGCTCCATCTTTATATAACTCCTTGAATATTGCTATCTCTCCTTTATAAGTGCAGTAAACAATAACCTGCTCTTCTGCTAACTCACCCATTAGCATGGATTCTAGCTCTTTGTTTTTAGCGTTATGAAATTCTGTAAAAGTTTTATCACCGTCGTCCTCATGATAAACAAAACCGCTTGTTATCTGTGACAGCTTCTGTAACTTAGCACCCGCATTTACAGCAGTGATAGTTTTATCGTCTATCTCTGTTATAAATTGCTTTGCCATTTCATCATAAAATTTTTTCTGTTCCCTTGTCATAGGAATCTTTCGTATATTATATATTTTCTCCGGCAAATCTAAACAATCATCTTTCTTATGTCTTATAACTAATCTTTCTATCTTAGAAGTTATTGCTTCAAAGCCTTTCTTTTTAGGCACCCATTCTTTATTCATATAAGAAAACGGATTTGGGGTAAAATATTTATGTCTAAATTGATAAAACGAACCTCCTAGTAAACTAGGCTCTACTATATTAAAAGGTGAATATATCTCCATTAAGTTGTTTGGAGTTATAAGACCCGATATAATTATTCTATTTGGTATAATTCTAGATAACTCAGTAACTCTTTTTGTCCATTTAGCACTAGGATTTTTTAATCTCACAGCTTCATCGCATACCATCATGTCATAGCCTTCGTCCTCAAAGGTAAACTTTGTATGTAAGGATTCATAATTAGTAACATATATGTTAGCATCAGAGTTAAAAGCCTCTAATTTCTTCTCGGCAGTGCCCACCGCAGCAACTATTTTTAAGTGAGGATAAGTCTTATTACAATCGGCTATCCAACTGCTCTGTATAATACTTTTCGGACAAATAACCAAGACTTTTATTTTATTATTCTCTTCCCAGTGCTCATTGATAACAGAAAGAGTAGCTATAGTCTTGCCCGTCCCGCAGTCGGAAAGGTCTGCATAACTGCCTCTAGTTTTCCCAAATAATCGAGTCTGATTTTGATGTCCATATAATATATGATTATCATCTTTAGGTAGGTCTGTAAACCCTGCGCGTTTGTACGCGCCCGCGCTATTTTCTATAAACATAAGCTCATCATATACCTTGCTTAAAGCAGGAGAGAATGTAATATTTAAATCTAAGAGAGCTTTACATATAGGTAGTGTTGGCTCTATAAAATACCAATACTTCTCTTTTTTATTCCATAAAGCACCTACAAGCTTAACTCTATCCTTGTACTCAAAAGGTACGTCTAAAGCTATTTCTCTTGTTTGAGGGTCGTATTTTGCAGTAATTATATTAGATTGTGTCGTCATATTCTAGATTCATTCCCTTTAAACTTTTTACATACTGTTTTTCTATAAGGGCATAAATCTGTTCAGACTTTAGTCGCTTAATCTTATGTTTCTTGACATCATTACATAAGTCTTTTAGAATATTCTCTAAATGCATTTGAAGCGCATAGATAGCACCTGCGGAAATTTGTATACCTTCCTCATTAGCATATCTTTTAATTTGCTTGATTTTTAAAAGTCTTGGTTGTCTATCACCTCTGCCCATGAAGCAAAGTTACAACGAATATCATATTCAATGCAAGAAAAAAATTATTTTTCTTTTTTCTCTTCGGGTTTGTACCCGTTCATACTGCAAAAATGCTCAACCGTTCCGCGTCCTTTTTCGCTGTTGTATATACGCTTCCAATACTTAGCTTGTGCTAATATATCTCCCATAGGAGGTAGCGGAGCAGGGTCTCTCCAAAACTTGATTCTACATAAACATATAGCAAACGCCATGTTGGTTCGTAGTTGAAAATCTAGTTCTAATTTATCAGCTCTTTGCTCCCATCTAAAACCTACAGTTTTCAATTTTTCAATCAATAGCGGTCTAAATTGGACAAAATGGTCTAAAATATCCTTAGCAGTGTCTGGTTCTACTTGCCAAAAAGAAAGAGCAGGATTGCCGTTAGCAGGGCTTGTAATATGCCTGTAGGCAGATTCAGCCATACCAACGTGATATATTAAATCAACAGCTTCATTGCTGTGCATCCCTATCTTTAATAAAGTATCGGATATTATTTTTTTTATTCCGGTAACTTTTTCCATTAGTCTTTCATAATAGCTTCTTTAAGAACATCTTCTACAGCATCCCAAATTGCTGTAAATACTTTCTCTTCTGTAGCTTCTGATAGCATTGGAATGTTGATATCATCATTGATTTTTTTAATCAACTCAGCTTTTCTTTCTTCGTTAAATAACCATCCTATAACTATCTTTTTAAAGCTTTCATCTGCCATATCTATCTCCTTTTTTTCTTTTTACCTAAAATATGATTTATCTTATCTTGTAAACCATTACCGCTTAATTTAGCAATAATATGCACTAATGCCTCATATTGTTTTTGCAAACCTCTATTTTCTATTTGAATTTTTTTCTGCTGGTCTATCAATTTAATTATAATAGCCTCTAATCTATTGAACTTGCTATGTAAATCTTTGGTTAGGTCGTCCTGTATATATTTGTTTTGTTTCCATATAAAATAACCAAATGCCGATGCCACTACGACAGGTATCCCAAATTGTTCTAAGGCTTGTATTATATCCAAGTTAGCACCTAGGTTGGGTTAGCATCTGTGGTATATGTCAGTTCTTTTTGTCTTAAATAAACTTCGTCTAAAAACATAATATCGCCTACATTATTAGCAACTATACCTATTGTACAAAACGCTCCTGCGCCGGGAGAAACCCATGAAAGAGAAAACCCTTGAACCCATTTTCCCTCTATCATATTAGAAGAGTCTATACCTATGACGCCTGAATAAGCGAGGTCAGTATTATATGCAGTACTTCCTATAGCAACAACATATCCTGTAGGTTCAGCAGTCGACGGTACGGTAGGTATTAACACTTTAAAGCTTAATTCGTATTCCCTACCAGTCGCTAAACTTACATTGGTAAAACACGTTTTACATAATCCTGTCCCTGTCCCTGTTAGCTTAATAGAGTTAGCACCAGTAGAACTATATTCTGTTGACTGAGTTATTAAGCAGTTTAAGTTATCGGCTGGATTACTAGTATTGTCCCTCCATTGGTTTGCACCCTCACCTATAGATACGGTAGAGCCTGTAGAGAAAGCGTTAGACTGTTTATTGTCTCCATAAAACTTAGGGTCAACTCTATATGTTGTCATTATTGTTTCTCCTGCTCTTCTCTTAATAACATTTCATAATTTTGCTTAGCATCAAAAAGCTTGCCTTCGTATGCCTCTGGGTCTAATTCTTTTAGCTGTTGGAATACTCTGTATTGTAAAAAGGCTCGATTTATCTCTGCGCTTGAGACCTGTGTCATTACTTGACCCGTAGATTGCTTATAAAAAGTCTCAAAATCTTTTCCACCCAAATCGTCGCTTGAAGCAATATAACTGTAATCTCTTTGAGGATTCAAAAGAAACTCAGTTTCTAAATCGTATTTTTCTATAAATTTTGATGCTTGGGTTTCACCTAAGCCTTTTACAATCTTATCAATCATTTTCAATTTACCTTTTTGCAAGACTCTAGTCTTGTTTTCGTCAGAATCAACTCCACCCGTCCATCTATCTGCTAACTTCAGGTTTCCATTTTTATCTAAATTTAGTTTTAGCTCTTCTCTTCCTTCGCTATTTCTTATAATTCTACCATCTTCATCTCTAGCGTAATCAAATATCATGTTGTCAAGTAGAAAAATAAAATTATTTTGCCCAGCAGCAGCGTTTATTAAATATTTATCTATCCTGCTAAGAGGTAGTTGAGCTATTGTTTTTCTATTCTCTTCAAATAAATTCATCTCGTTAAGTCTTAGCAGTTCATCTGTCACAAGATTTCTAGCTTGCTGATAGAACTTAGGATTCTCCATTACTTTTGCAAATTTATCAGGCACATTGCCCCAAAAATTCTTAATTTCAGCCTGATTCATTGTGTTGATACCGTAAAGGGAGCCATAACCTTGCTTCCTAACAACAGGCTCACCAAATATATCTAGTCTAGGTAAGTTCATTGTATAGTCATTAAAGAAGTCTTTACCCATAATTAAATCTGAAATATTTGATAGACGTGCTCTAGCTTCTTCTTCCGATATACCGTCTTTTTGCATTACCTCAGCAATCATAGACTCTCTTTTTTCGTTAGCAGCAGCCTTTAAACCATCTAGAGTAGACTTAGCTGTCTCGCCTCCAAACAACTCTCCATAACCAGTTATAAATTGTTTTTCAAAATTTCTCCAAAGAATATTTGTGTCAGTAAATACACTGTATTTACTCGGGTTAACTATATTAACCTGTCTATACCCTTCTGTTTTTTCATTATAATCATTACTTTCGTAATAATAAGGGTCTATAATAGTACCATATGTAGAAATCATATTTGGCATAAAAATACCTCTACCTAACTCCATTAGAAAATCTACACCGGTAGTTCTGCCTGAAAAAAGGTCTCCAAATTCATCTAATCCGCTTAAAAATGGGTTTTCTAAGAAAGCTAAGCCCAAAGCTACCATAGCGTTTTCACCTCTTTTATAAGCGCTCTCGTCGCCGCTTCCGTCCATTATACCGCCTATCATAGACAAAACTTCGTTGTGAGGAGAAAACCCTCTTGTGCTTATAGTTTCCACTGTACCCGCATCGTCGTATCTAACCAAATCTCCGGGCTTTATTCCTTTAATTTCGTAAACCTGTTTTTCGCTATCGCTCAACATCTTGTAAGGTTTAGCAATAAACCAACCTCTATAACCTTCTTCGTTAGCCTCCTCTAATGGGGCAGGAGTTCCGTCTGACAGATAACCCCCATACATATTATTTGCCATAGAATACAGAGTGTATCCAAACAAACTACCTGTTGTCTGTTTAGCTGAAACGTCTGCAAATATACCCCAATCTCCATACTTTACACCTCTACCTATACCACTTAACCCATCCTTGCTTAAAAAGCCTAATCCGGGCGTTCTTTGTGCGATAGTTTTACTTATATTTACAGGAGTGTTAAAAAACGGTACCCAAAATTGAAGAAAGCTACCAAAATTTCCACTACGAGTCTTGCCAAACGCTTGACCTAACTGTCCAAGCTTTGCTTGGAACGTAGAATATTCAGCGCTTGCTATAGCCTCATTAACTATTCTTGCAGGAGGGTCTTTCATTAAAGCGTCAAATTGATTTTTAAACTCTTTTGTCCCGGGCTTTAAATTTTGTTTTCTTAAATACCTATATATATACTGTGCAACAAAACCCTCTTCTGCTGGCTGTCTAAAAAATATATCCAATGCAGCTTGACTTCTTTGTGGAGTCCTTATTATTTTACCCCAAGCCCCGCCAATAACTCCTTCAGGTGCGAACCGTTCTTTTTTATAAAAAGCATCTGTCTTTAAATAGTTTATATCTTCAAACATCATAGCTCGAATATTGTTATAAACAGTACCATTTTCTCCTCTATACTTACCACCAAAATAAGAGTTAAATGTAGCTTTTGTATATGCTAACGATTCTCCGAAGAAACGAGACCTTTCAGGTGTGACCTTTAATGCATCAGGAAGGTCTTCCCACTTCTTACCTGTTAGCTTTGAGTATACCCATGCGCTCGGCTTTCTTCCAAGGGGAGTAAATGCATATCTATCAATATTTGTTAGCACCGCGTCATAGAACCCTGAGATAGGCTTATCTGTATAAAGGAGGGCTTGGTTTGTTGCGTTTCCAAAAGTACCTCTAACTAAAGACCCTATAGAAAACAGCTTAGCATTCCTAGAAACCTCTACTAATGCATTAATTTTATTATTAAACCAACTAGCGCTTTTCGGAGCATCCTTCCCTGCAAACCTTACTGCCATCTCATCTAACAAAATATTTCCCCGAGCTGTATAAAGCTGCCCTTCATTAAAAATCATTGCAGCATCGTCTGACATAGGTTTTTTCGATATATTTAACAATCTACCAGCATTTCCACTGTGCGAGGTTAAGGCATTGAAAAACTGCCTCATCTGTGCTAAGCCAGCTTCGTATTCGCTCATTTTCATCTTATTTAGATTATTAACATGATTTCTGGTCATAGCAACTAATATTCTTTCCGCAGCTACATATTCAACATCTGTAAATAAAAACTTTCCACTTTTAAAGTCGGCTTCTGTTGCATTAACTACTTTTTGTATCACAGACCTGATAACTTCTGGTTGTACAGACTCCTCATCAACGGTAGTCCAATTTCTTTTACCTAGAGCTCTAATCTCTTTATTCGCTTCTTTACCTAAAAATCTACCAAGATTTGCTATATAGTTTCTTACATTTACATCTTCAATTTTATCTAGATTAATATTCCCAGTGTAGTTATAAGACTCATCCATTTTACCAGCAGGAGGAGTAGGCTCTCCGCCTTTGCCCGTAGGCTTATTAGTTGCCATCTGATTAGCTTTTCTAATGTTATCTTGAATAACTTTAAATTTAGAATTATAGGCATCACCCATAAATCTTCTTAATAAATCGTTGTCGTCTTTATTTAATTTATTTCTACCAAAAAAAGCTTTAGTGAGGCTATTCCAGTTATTATCTAGGTATTTCTGCCAAGCATATAAGTCCTTATTCATATAATCAGGGTCGGCTATAAATTTCTGTAATAAGTTACCAATAACCTCATCTAGCTCATTTGCAACTAAATCAAGGTTTTTAGGAGTCACGCCTTCTTTTTTAAGCTTAGCGTCGATACTCTTTTTCTTCTTATCGTCCATTTTGCCTTTCTTAAAAATAGTAGATAAAAACTTCCTTCCTTCTGGAGCTGCTAACACTGATATTAAATGCTCTTGAACATCTCCTCCTAGCTTAGCTACTTCTCTTGAGTGATATGGCTGAGCTATACTTCCAGCGCTACCGAAAGTATTTAAAAAATTGTTTCTCTGGATTTGAAAATCTACTATTTTATTCTTGCTCCAATTATAGCCTTTATAACCTCCGTAGGCAACAAAAGGAGATATCATCAGACCGTCAAATGCTAACTCTCCCCAAAGCCTAGACATTTCTTGGTTGTTTTGCTCGCTATCTGGTAAATTGGAATAAGTTACAATATCACTTATCTTATTGCCGCTATCCCATGCTAACCCTCCAAATATAGAATACCCTACAACTTTAACGGCTTTATCATAAAAAGCAGGGCTGCTTTGTGCTAACGCTTGAAACCCTTTTGTTCCGAGTACAGTCATACCTACATTTAACGGAGTAACCAACTCTCCACCTTTTTGACCTACAGTAGTCAAGCCTTTCATAAATCTAGTCCAACCTCCTACATCCATAGACATAGCATCCATAGGTAACAATCCTTGGTCGTCCATATCTTTAACAAACTTTGCAATCTTTTCGTCATTATATAGTATATTCTGATTAAACCAATCTTCAAAAACTGAACGACTAGACCATACCTCGCCCCCTAAAGCCTCTCTCCACATTTGAGGGCTAAATATAAGATTAGCCACATCACTTAGCAGATTGTTAGACCAAGAATCTGTCAGAGTTTTTAATTTAAAATACTCTTTCATACCTAGCGAGCCACCAGCATCTACTTCTTGCATTTGTTTTTTACTTCCAGAGACAGCTCTTTCTCCATATTCTTTTGTCCAAGAGTCTTCAAAAGACCTAAATTCTTCCATTATGCTATTTATATTGTTTTGACCAGCGTAGGCGTCGTCTAGTTCTTGCAACCTGTTTTTACCGTCCTGCTCGTTAAAGGCAGTATTTGCTAGGAAAAACTTTAAATTTCTTAAATATCTAGCCTGACTCTTAACATCGTTCATTGTTAGCACATCGCCTGTTTCTAAGTCGTTCTTGCTATATTTTGAGCCATCCTCCCAGCCATTATAATAATAAAACTCGTCTTTACTTAATGGAGACCAGTTTGGGTTGCCTTCTGTGTATTGCAAATACATATCATATGCTTCAGACCTATTAGGTACAGTAAAGTCTCCTCTCTTGTCAAAATAAGTGTCGACCAATCCCTTCATCAATCTTATAACTTCTCTCTTATTTTCATCTCCATAAAGAGTATTGAATGCTACAATTTCAGCTTGAACTTTTTGCATCTCATGCTCCATAGCATAAGGACTAACCCAATTAGGGTCATCTAAGTTAGCACCTCTTTCAATGCCTTGCAGCCAATCAATTTTTTGCTTTATTTTATTCCAAGCAATATATTTATCAGTACCAACTTCCATGCTTGTTCCGTCAGAATACTCAGCTATTATTTTATCAGGAACGCTATGGGTTCTCTCTATACTTAAAACAGTTCTGCCTAAGTCATCTATATCCCTTACAACCTCAAAAACATCTTCACTAAATATCTCAGATATAGGCATTCCATCATCAGGATTAACCCACCTCATCACTCCTTTTTGTATACTAGTACCCCTACCAGAAAGAATTTCTGTCATGCTAACATCACCATTTTCTATAGATTTTAACAAAACAGGGTCTTTATAGATTTCATCTGGAGTAAGATTAACAGGTTCGCTATATATAAAAGTATTGCTAAGAGGTATTTTGCCAGCCTCATAATAGTCTTTTAAAGCCATTTCTTCTCCACCAGTACCAAAGATAGATGTAGATG